GTGGCGGTCGTACTGCTACAAACATGATGAAGAAATCTGGAAGAGGCAAATAATGGCATCTTTAACTACTCCAGTTACTCTGCTTAGTGCTGTTGTTGCAACTGGTGCTTCTAAGGCTGTTCAAGCTGATGCGGGTCAACCTGCGTTTCTACAAGTTACAGGCATTACAACGGCTACTGTTGCTCTTCAAGGAAGTCTTGATGGCACAACCTACGCAACCATTGGCACTGCTTTAACTGCTGATGGCATCATTACTATTGCAAATGCTCCTAACTATTTAAGAGCCAATTGCACGGCATATACATCTGGAACAATTACAGCAAAGGTTTTGTACTGATATGAAAAAGACTAAAGCAGAAGCTAAGATTTCCAAGGTTATGCGTGAGTACAAAGAAGGTACTCTGCATTCTGGCAAGAAAGGCCCTGTTGTTAAGTCTAAAGACCAAGCGATTGCAATAGCTTTATCAGAGGCTAAAAGGAAGAAGAAATGAAACAAGGACTCTACAGTAACATTGCCGCAAAGAGGGAACGTATCAAATCTGGTTCAGGCGAAAAGATGCGTAAGGTTGGCTCTAAGGGTGCTCCTACTGCAAAGGACTTCAAGCAAGCAGCTAAGACTGCTAAAAAGAAATGACAATAAAAGCTCACCAAAACCCCAAGGGGGGCTTGAATGCCAAAGGTAGAGCATCGTATAATGCAGAAACTGGTGGTAATTTAAAGCCTCCAGTAAAGTCAGGCGACAACCCTCGTAGGGCCTCCTTTTTAGCACGTATGGGCAATATGCCTGGCGCTGAGATGAAAGATGGAAAGCCTACTCGACTTTTACTTTCTCTTAGAGCTTGGGGCGCAACGTCCAAGGAAGACGCTAAAGCAAAGGCTAAAGCGATCTCTAAGAGGAACAAATGAGACCAATATCAGTCGGAGTTAGCCCAGCAGCCGCAGTGCTGACAACTGTTTACACAGTTCCTACGGGTTACTACGCCAAGTTTACTGTGATGTACATTCACAATACTGGTGGATCGACTAAGCACATTACTGTTCAGTGGAATGATGCCAGTGCCGCCACTTCCTACGATATTCTTACTGCTTACGACTTTACTTCAAAGCAATACCTTCAATTTGATGGCAATGCTTATATCGTTTTAGAAGAGGGCGATAAGATTCAAATTACTACGCAATCATCTAGTACGTTTAGTTTTATTGCTACTTTTGAACAAATAGGATTAACAAGAGCATGACCACATACCTTCAAGCTGTTAATGACGTTCTTGTTCGACTCAGAGAAGAAGAAGTCTCTACTGTTACCGAAACAAGCTATTCCTCTTTGATTGGCAAGTTTGTCAATGATGCCAAGCGTCAGGTTGAAGACTCTTATGAGTGGAACATTCTTGGTACTACAGTAGTAGTTTCTACTGTTGCCAACACTTCCTCTTACTCCTTAACAGGTGCGGGTCAGAAGTTCCGTGTTCAAGACGTTATCAATGATACGAATAACACAGCCATGACAAACATCCCGTTTGTTAACATGAATCGTTATTTGAACTTTGGTACTGTCTCTAGTGGTGTACCTTTGTATTATGCTTTTGATGGTGTAGATGCCAGTTACGACACTAAAGTAACTGTATTCCCTATTCCTGACAGTGTTGTTAGTCTAAGATTTAGCTTAATCGTGCCACAAGCACCATTGACTTCTGATGCTACTGTGATTCTGATGCCATCTGAGTTGGTGGTTCAAAGTGCTTATGCTCGTGCTTTGGTTGAGCGTGGTGAGGATGGTGGTCTATCTTCTTCAGAGGCTTATCAGTTATACAGGGCTATGCTTTCTGATTACATCTCTATGGAAGCTACTCGCTATCCAGAATTTGGCTCTTTTGAGGCAGTTTAATGGCTCAACCAATCGAAACATTCAGCATTAGCGCACCAGGCTTTTATGGGTTAAACACTCAGGATAGCCCGTTGGATTTAGCTAGTGGTTTTGCTTTGGTTGCCACTAATTGCGTGATTGACCAGTATGGTCGTATTGGTGCTAGAAAAGGTTGGACAAGGGTTAACTCTGCTTCTGGAAACCTTGGTGCTAACGATGTTGGTGTCATCCATGAGTTAGTCCAGACTGATGGCACGTTAACAGTGCTCTTCGCTGGCAACAACAAGATATTTAAGCTCGGTGCTTCTAACGTAGTCACTGAGTTGACCTATGGGGGGGGTGGTACTGGCCCTACCATTACTGCAAGTAATTGGCAGTGTGCTTCTCTTAATGGGATTACTTACTTCTTTCAAACAGGTCACGATCCAATCATTTATGACCCTGCTGTAAGTACAACGACCTATAGACGGGTTTCTGAGAAGACTGGCTATGTAGGAACTGTTCCTAGTGGAAATGTCGCTATAGCGGCTTATGGTCGCTTGTGGGTGGCTTCTTCTAGCACAGATAAGGTCACTGTTAGCTTCTCTGATCTGATTGCGGGTCATGTATGGTCTGGTGGCACTACTGGTAATTTAGACACGAGTAGAGTTTGGCCTAATGGTGCTGATGAAGTTCAGGCATTGGCTGCTCACAATGGTTTCTTGTTTATCTTTGGTAAACGACAGATTCTTGTTTATCAGGGTGCGACTACTCCTTCTACGATGTCTATTTCTGACACAGTTGGAGGGATTGGTTGCTTATCAAGAGACAGTGTTCAGACAACCAGTTCTGATGTGATCTTCTTGTCAAACTCAGGTGTTCGTTCCTTAATGAGAACGATTCAAGAGAAGTCTGCTCCTGAGAGAGACTTGTCTAAGAATGTGCGTAATGACTTGATGAGTGATGTTTCCTCTCAGACATTGGCAAACATTAAGTCTGTTTACTCTGAGCGAGAAGGCTTTTATCTGTTGACAATGCCCGTTACTCAGTCTGTTTACTGCTTTGATACCAAGGTTATCTTGCAAGATGGTTCTTCCCGTGTAACCACTTGGGACTCAATTACTCCGACAGCGTTGACATCTTTAAGAAGCGGTGCTGTCTACATTGGTAAGAATGGCTACATCGGTCAATATACGGGCTATAACGACTACACAAGTGTGTATCGGATGCAGTATTACACCAACCATGCAGACCTTGGTAATGTTAATCAGACATCTGTTTTAAAGAAGATTTCTATTGTCGTTATTGGTGGCACAAATCAGAACCTAATTATCAAGTGGGGTTTTGACTTTAAAGCAAACTATCTAAGTGCCACTACAACCATCCCTGTTCAGGGTGTTGCTCAATACAACATTGCTGAATATGGTGCAAATGCAACAGTGGTAGCGGAGTATTCTGATGGTGTTGCTTTGAATACATTAAGAGTATCTGCCAGTGGTACTGGTAAGGTGGTTCAGACGGGCTACGAGTCTGATATTAACGGGTCACAACTGTCTATTCAAAAGATTGAAATCCAAGCTAAAAATGGGAAATTATCATGAGCGATTACACCAAGAGTACGAACTTTGCAACCAAAGATAACCTTAGCTCTGGTAATGCAGCAAAGATTGTCAAAGGTACTGAGATTGACACTGAGTTCAACAACATTGCTACGTCTATTGCTACCAAGCAAGACTATGACGCTGATTTAGCGGCTTTTGCATTAAAGACTGCGCCTACTGGCGATGTAGTTGGCACAACAGATACTCAAGGTCTGACAAACAAGACTCTGACAAACCCAACTGTTACGAACTATGTTGAGAGTGTTGTTGCCATTGGTACTGTAACTAGCGCACACACATTAGTTTTGACAAGCGGTACTGTACAAACAGCAACCCTGACTGCTTCTACTGCTTGCACATTTACGATGCCTACTGCTACTGCGGGTAAGTCTTTTATATTGTTGTTAAAACAAGCGGCATCTACAGGTAATGGTACTGCGACATTTACTGGTGTTAAATATAACGTAGCTGGCACTCCTACAATGACTGCTGCTGCGGGAAAGATGGACATCTTTTCGTTTGTAGCAGATGGTACTAATTGGTATGGAAATGTCACACAAGGGTATACACCATAATGTTTGCCGCACTTAACTCCTTTCAAACAGGTGGGTCTAGTTCTATTAGTCAACAAGCCTTTACAACTGCTGGAACTTACACATGGACTGCTCCATTTGGGGTAACTTCGGTTTGTGTTGTTTGTATTGGCGGTGGAGGCTCTGGTGCTACTGGACAAACATCTAGCAAAACCAATGGTGGTGGCGGTGGAGGCGGTGGTCTTTCTTATTTAAATGATTACGCTGTCACAGCAGGAAACACTTACACAGTTGTTGTTGGTGCTGGCGGTACTGTTGGAACAAGTGGTACTGAGTCCAATGGAAATGCAGGTGGTGATAGCTACTTTGTTAACGGTAGCGTTGCAAGAGGCACAGGTGGTGGCGGTGGTGTCGCTGGTGGCTCAGGAGGCGCAGGTGGTACTAATGGCGCAACTGGTGCATCTGCTGGTGCTACTGGCGGTGCGGGTGGAAATGGCGGTAGTACACTAAATAGTAGTTTGTCATACGCTGGCGCAGGCGGTGGCGGTGCTGCTGGCTACTCAGGTGCGGGTGGTGCAGGTGGTATTTCTGGAAGCACAGCAGGAGCAAATGGCTCTGGTGGCGGTGGTGGCGGTGGTGCTACTTTTGGTACATCAGCGGTTAACGAAGGAGGTTCTGGTGGTGGTACTGGAATCTTGGGACAAGGAACTAGCGGTACTGGTGGTGTTTCAAATTCTGGCGATGGTGGAACTGGCGGCTCCAGTGGCTCTACTGGTGGAACTTATGGTGGCGCAGGTGGCGCATATGGTGGCGGTGGTGGTGGTGGTTTTTGGTATCAATTTGGAAGTGGCCCAACTGTAGGTTCAGCAGGTGGCTCTGGCGCAGTAAGAATTATTTGGGGTTCTGGACGAGCTTTCCCATCTACAAACACAGGTGATATTTAAGGAAAAATCATGGCAGTATCTAGTCAAGACATTTTAAATTTTCTATTAGCCAACCAGGGCATGAGCGATGCACAAATCGTTTCTGCTATGGAGCAATATGGTGTGTCTCCAGCGCAAATGGCTACTGCTGTTGGTATTCCAGAAGGAGAGGTGGCGGCTCGTGTAGCGGCTGTTATTCCTCCTAACCAAACAATCCAACTTGGTGACACTATTGTTCAACCTGTTTACCAAGTTAGTGGCTCTGGTGAAGATCAGCAAATTGGTGGACTAGAAAACGTCATTACTTATAAAGCAAGTGATAACAAAGCTGGTGGCGCTTATACCCAATACACACCTACTGGTGAAGTAGAGCAAACTGGCACACAACAAGAAGTTAAAAGTGGTCTAAAAGAGTTTGCTCTTGGTGCTGGACTACTATTTGGTTTGCCAACTTTATTAAATGCTGGTGCTGGTGCGACTAGTGCATTAGCTACAGAAGGTCTAACACTTAGTGAATTAGGGTTAGGCGGTAATAACCTTGCTGCCGCTACCAATGTGGCTGATATTGTCGCTGGAACAGAAGGTGGACTGTTGACTAGTGGTTCTAGTGTTGCTGGAATGGGTGCTGGGACTGGTTTGTCAACTGCAAATACTGGACTTGGACTATCAACTTCAGGTGGCTTAGGAGCTTTAGGAACTGGCGCAGGTCTTACGGCTGGTGAATTAGGCGTAGGAAACACCTTACTTGGTGGCTCTACTTTAGGCTCTACTTTAGGTGGTTTATCAACTGGTGTTGGAGCAGGTCTTGGAACTACTTTGGCAGGCGTTGGTACGGGTATAGGTGCTAATCTATTAACTAATGTTGGAACTAATTTATTGGGTAATGCTATTACTGGCGGTCTAGGCTTAACGGGTGGTGTTTTACAACAACAACAATCAAGAGAAGCGGCTCAAACTGCCGCACAAAATGTCAAGACTGCTACACAGCAAGCCGTAGAAGCCTCTCAGTTCCGTCCTGTTGGAATGACTACTCGCTTTGGTACATCTCAGTACACTTATGACCCTGTAACGGGACGTATGGTTACTGCGGGTTATAAGTTGTCACAAGAAGCTAAAGCAGCTCAGGATCGCTTAGTTGGCTTGGCAGGTCGTGGTTTGACACAAGCAGAAGCAGCTCAACAACAATTTGCACCACTTCAGACTGGCGCACAGAACTTGTTTGGCTTGGGTAACCAATATATTTCTCAATCTCCACAAGATGTTGCTCAGAACTACATCAATCAACAGATGCAGTTATTACAACCTTCTCGTGAGATGGAATTAGCTAATCTGCAAAACAGACTCCAACAACAAGGTCGTGCGGGTCTTTCTGTTGCTCAAGGTGGCTCATTGGGTGCTACTACTCCTGAACTACAGGCTTTGTATAACGCTAGAGCGCAACAAGAACTCCAACTGGCGGCTAATGCTCAACAAGCTGGTCAACAGAACGTCTTGTTTGGTGCGGGTCTATTGGGTCAAGGCGCTACAGCAATGGGTAACTACTATGGTGGTCAACAAGCCGCTTACGCTCCTTACACAACTGCTTTGGGACAAGTACAGAACTTGGAGACTCAAGCACAACAGCCTTTGGCTATGGGTGCTAGTCTTGCCCAACAAGCATCTACAGCAGGTGCTAGGTCTGGTCAATTAGGTCTTACAGGCGCTCAGATACAAGGTAACTTGATGACAAGCAATGCAGTTACTAATAATCCTTATGCGGCTTTCTTGAGTGGTTTGGGTTCTCCAACTTCTACATTAGGTCAAGGATTAGCCAATTACATTACTGGTTACAACCCGACTGCTGACCAAAATGCAGTATTAAATCCATATTTTATGAATACTGGTTCTGTGTGGAACGGCTAATTTAAAGGAAAAATCATGGCAACAGATATTGCAGGATTGTTTGGCTTAACGCCACAAATGTACGAACAAGGTATTCGTCAATCGGCTATGAATGAAGGTGCGGCTTACGCACGTATGGCCCCTGAAGACCGAGCCATTGCTGGTATTTACTCAGCAGGTGCAGGTTTAGGTCGTGTTGGTGGTGGTTTGATGGGTGTAGAAGACCCACAGATGAAGCTCATTAGTGCTCGTCAACAGATTATTGGTCAACTAGATCAGACTAATCCTGAATCAATGCTTAAAGGCGCTCAAACACTTGCAAACATGGGCGACCAACAAGGTGCATTTGCTTTGGCAGACTATGCTCGTAAAGCACAAGAGAGTATTGCTTTGTCTCAACAACGTATGCGTGAAAGAGCGGCTGCTGATCCATTCCAAAAATTACTTGAATCAGGCAAATATACTACTCCAAGTCTTGCTGAGTACCAAAGAACGGGCAGACCTGAAGATTTGGTTTTATACGAGAAACCTGAAAAACCAGAAAAAGACCTTCGTTTTGGCGTTGATAGAGAGGCTATTGCTGGGGAAATGTATGACAACAAACCATTTGCTCAACTTACACCAACAGAAAAAGCGGCAGTTAATAAGCGTGTTGAAGAAGAGCAAGGAAGAAAAGCAGAGAAAGGCGCACCAAAAGTTTATACGCCTGGTTCACCTGTGCAGCCAAAAGATTGGGAAAGTTTTACATTAAATGTTTTAAGTAAAGACCCAGTTATGCAACGCACATCTACTATTCTTTCAGATGCGCCTAGTGCCATTGATGTAATTCGCACATCAACAGAAAATGATATTTCTGCGGCAGCTTTGCCTGGTTCTCTAGCAAGGTTGGTTGGAAAAGATAGCAGTATGTCTAATCAAGACATTCAGCGTTTTGCTAGAACTGGCGGTCTTGATAATCGTTTGGCAGGAGATGCTGTTAAGTTTTTTACTGGTAGGGCTACAGACGTAAAAAAAGACCAAGCATTGAAGTTTGCTGTTGCTCTTTATCGTGGTGCTTTATTAGAGCGTAAAAAGAAACTGCAAGATAGTGCAGATGAATTTGGTTACTTAGAATCTCCCAATTATAAAAAAGCATTGACAAATATTGATACTCAACTTGCACAGTTTAAACTTGTTGAAAAAAGTGAAAGCGCACCAACTACAGCAAAAACTGGCGATCCTTTGATTGACAAATATCTGTTCCCTCAAGCGGAGAGTAAATAATGGCAACTTACGAACAAGTGATGGAAGCTCTGCGTAGAGCAGACGCAGAAGGCAATGTAGAGGATGCCCAGAAATTAGCGCAAATGGCAACTACACTTCGCTCAGAAGGCGCTGGTGGCGGTCGTGGTCTTATGGGAGGCCCTACTGCTGAAGGTAAAGCTAGAGCCGCTACAGGACTTGGTGAACTGTTATACGAAACTGTAAAAAAAGGTGTTACGCAACCATTTGCTAGAGCCACAGCAGGTTCTGCTATGCAAACAGGAACATTTGCAGGTGCTTTTCCCACTCAATCTGAATTAGAGCCAATCACTACTGAGAGTGTTCAACGTGGAATGGGTGTTGATACTGGGATTCGCCCAGCAACAACTGCTCAAAAGTATTTGATGGCAGGTGTAGAAGGTTTTGTAGACCCAACTAATTTAATTGGTTTGCCCGTCACTACGGCAGGAAGAATAGCACTTGGTGTTGGTTCTACTATGGCTGGTGTTGGTGGAGAATTTGGTGGTGAAGTTGGCAAACAAGTAGGCGGATTGCCTGGTCAAGTAACTGGTGGTATTTTGTTTGCTTTGCTTTCAGGTGCAGGTGCTACTAAAGGTGTTGGCTTGATGGCAGAAGCCAAAAACAGAGTAAACCTTAAAGACTTTAATGTTGAAGACTTAGCTGGCGTAGAAGGTACTTCTAGGGCTAAAGATTTGGTTGAAAAAGCCTTAGATGCCGACCCAACTTTAAAAAACCGCTTAGAAGACATTAAGAAAAAGATTGCCTTTGTTGGTGGTCAACCTGATATTTTGGCAACTGGTGGTGTTGATAGCAGAATTTTAAGAGCAAGTTTAGAAAACTTAGCTAGTAAAGATGCAAAAGTAGCGGGAGAGTTGAATAAAATTTATCAAGATTTGCAGACTGCTGTGCGTACTAAAGCTACTGAGTTGTATCCACAGCCTAGCATTGAAATGCCAAAAGCCTCAACACAAATTGGCAAAGTTGAAATTGATTATGCAAAAAGGCTTCAAACCCTTGCTGACCAACAAGCAAAACTTACACAATCCTTGAATCTTGCAGGGAATATCTCTCCTGTTGATCTTGGAAAGCCAATTCAAGGTGTTGTTTTAGCGCAAGAGGCTGCGGCTCGAAATGCTTTGTCTCCAGAGTATGAGAGTGTCAAAAAGCAAGCATCTCAATTGGGTGCTATTTTGCCAGCCAATGAGACTCAAGCCTTGTTAAACACGGCTAAAGACTTGTTTATGCAAGACCCTTGGGGTCGTCAATCCGATCTGTTGAAACTTGTTCAGAAGCAATCTGGTGAGTTTTCACGCATGAGAAAACAAGGTCAAGTAGATACAACTCTCCCCACAGTGCCTGGTCAAGCTCCTCCCGCAGATTTATCTATTGGCATGGACATAACTAGCCTTGACTCTTTAAAACGCAGAGTGGCTGCCGATATTCGTTCTGTTAAAAATGACGCTACCAAAGATAAGTTAATTCTTTTGCAGCAACGGGTTGATGAGGCTCTTGATAGAGTTCAAAACACTAGCGGAGACATCAATGTTAATTTCCGTGGCGAAAAGACAACATTTGGTAATGCAATGTCACAACTTGATTTGGATTACTACAACAAAGTAGGAATTCCATTTAAAGATGCTGATGCTGTTCAAAAGATAGGCTCACAAGAGTATGCAGAACGAATTGCTCCTCAGTTGGCAAACAGTCCTACAGCAATGACTCAATTCCTAAAAGTTGCTAGCGATGAAGGTATGCCATTAGCTGAAAAAGCAGTTATGTCAAAGTTATATAACTCTGCTTTAGATAAAGATGGTTACATTGATCCAGTCAAGTTAAATTCTTTGATTACAAAGACTAGCAACAATGGTGGATACAGCGATATTCTTGCTCAATTACCAGGTCTTAAATCAAGACTTGATGATGCTACAAACAGGGCAAATGTTCTTTCATCTGAGAGAGTTGCATTAGATGATTCTGCAAAAGCAGAAAGAATCAGAATTGGCGATTCATTCTTGGCAAACTATGAAACTGGCGGTGTTGATGCCATTACAAGTCGTATGCTTAGCTCTACAGGAAAAGGTTATCAAGCAAAGTTCTTTAATGATTTAAAAAGATTGTCTCCTGACGACCAAACTAACACTACTTTAGCTGTGCAAAACGCTTTAGTTAACAAAATGTTAGACAACAAAGATCCGTTTGCTTATTTGCAAAAGAATAAAGATGCGTTTGTTGGCTTGTTTGGCAAACAACATTACGATAATTTAGCTTCCTTGGCTGATGTGCAGCGTTTGGCAACAAAGATAGATGTAAATCGTCTTCCAGTAGATCAGGCCGCTATTAAAGAAATGTCTGCTTTGCAACGAACAATGGGTGGTGTTGATCCAAAGCAAGTATCTGCCATCTTGGTAAACCAGATTTCAAGCGTGTTTAACAAGGGTTTCCGCATTGCGGCTGCTATTGGTCAGGGAAACATCGACCAAGCAACCAAAGAAGCTCACAGAAAGCTGTTTATGGATAAGGGTGGTTTGGATGGCGTAATCAAGGCATCTACCCGTTTGATAAACAAAAAAGGTCAAGAGGTTGAGTTGGCAGACTTTATCAAGCCTGGTGATCTGTCAAACATGGCTAATTCCTTGGGTATGTCTGTTATGCGAACAGGATACTTGGGTGGTTCTGTTGCGGCTTCGCCAAGTGAAGTAATGTCACCTGAGCCTGAGTCTTTTTACGAATATACGCCAACGGCTAGATAATGATCGACTGGATAGAAGCAATAATAGCGGCAATCTGTGTCACTGCTTTTGTCATATTTTGTAGCTATATTATTGCAATCTGCTACCCCTACGGAATATAGGTGTGTCAGGTGGGGTTGGACGGGTGATGTCTACAATAGAAAAGTCTATTGCCTTGAGTGGAAAAAGATTGAGAAGAAATGATTAGCCCAGAACTAGCCCTAGAAGGCATCCAAAGTGCCGTAAAGCTCATTAAACAGGCTTCTAAGACTGTTGATGATGTGGCTTCGCTTGGGCCTTTACTGGGTAAGTATTTCAACGCCAAGAGTGAGGCTACCAAAGCCGTAGTGTCTGCTAAGAAGGGTGGCTCTAGCATGGGTACAGCTCTTCAAATAGAGATGGCTTTAGACCAAGCGGCAACCTTTGAAAAAGAACTTCAGATGTTGTTTTTTCAGTCTAACAAGATGGATGTTTGGCAGAAGATTAAGGCTCGTGCCTCTGCTATGGACATAGAAGATGCTCACAACGCCCGTAGAGAGAAAGAAGCGGCTGAACGTAAGAAGAAGGCTGACCAAGAAGACTTAGAACTAGGCTTGATGCTTGGTGGTCTTCTGTTAATTATTGTGATGTGTGGTTATGGCATCTATGAAATCTTAGATCACTGCGCTACCAACAGGTGTGGTCGGTGAATGAGTACCAAAAACAAGCAGATATGTTCTTTAAAATCCTTGGTGGTGGATGGGCGGCTCTGTTGTTTTTCGACATTATGAAAATATTACCTAACTTCTTGTCAGACAGAATCATGGATTACTTGTTGTCTAAACTTCCCTTTTAAGGACTTTATGCTTTCTTTATTCTCAACACTTGGTGGTCTTTTAATCTCTGGTTTACCAAAACTACTTGATTACTTTCAGAACAAAGCTGACCAAAAGCATGAGTTAGCCTTGGCTCAAGTACAGACTGAGAGAGAACTACAACTGGCGGCACAGGGTTTTATTGCCCAACAGAAGGTCGAGGAAATCCGCACAGACCAGATTGCCATGCAAACAGATGCACAGATGACTGAAGCGGCTCTCAAGCACGATGAGAAGGTCTTAGAGATGGCTTCTACATGGGTAGTCAACTTCGTGGGTACTGTACGCCCTGTAGTGACCTACATCTTTGTTTTAGAGTTGTGTTCTATCAATGCTTGGATTGCTTACTACGTTTATTCCCGTCCTAGTTTGGTCACTAGCATGGACGATTTAATCCGAGTTTCTGACATTATTTTCTCTACAGATGAGATGGCAATGCTCGGTGGAATTATTGGATTTTGGTTCGGATCACGTTCTTGGTCTAAGAAATGAAAATCAGCAAGGCGGGTGAGGACTTGATGCACTTCTTTGAGGGCTACAGAAACAAGCCTTACAGATGCTCTGCCGCCATTTGGACTGTTGGGTGGGGTCACGCTATGTATGCTGACCAATTAGCCCTTCCAAACGCCCGTAAAGAGGGTTATACAGGGCTTATCAGGTCTGACTATCAACTGAAAGAGGGAGATGCCCGTGTTTGGTCTAAAGATGAACTGGTCGAGTTGTTCAAGGTTGACATCAATACTTTTGAACGTGGTGTTCTTCGACTGTCTCCTAATCTTGTTGGTCATCAAAGCAAATTCGACGCTTGCGTTTCTATGGCGTACAACGCTGGTTTAGGCAACTACCAACGCTCCACAATCCGCATGAAGGTCAATCGTGGTGATTGGGAAGGCGCAGCAGAGGCTTTTATGTCGTGGACTAAAGCTGGCGGGAAAGAGGTAGCGGGTCTGGTCAAAAGACGCAAAGCTGAAGTGGCTTTGTTCTTATCTTAAATTAAACTGTAACAATTCTTGTATAAGGTGTTGAAATGCCTAACATTCCTACGCCAGAACACGCTGAACTATTTGCACAAAGTGTCAGAAAGTGGCAACAAGTTCTGAGTTTGGGTGATTGGAGAATCGAAAAGGGAAGCAAGCCTGCCAAGCAAGCAATGGCTTCTGTTGAGTTTACCCCTAACGCAAGATTGGCTGTGTATCGTTTGGGAGACTTTGGGGCTGAAAAGATCACTCCAGAGAGCATAGATAAGACTGCTTTGCATGAGTTGTTGCACATCTTTCTGCATGATCTGATGGTTGTTTCTCAAGACCCCAAATCATCTCAAGATGAGATTGAGATGCAAGAGCATAGGGTTATCAACCTGTTAGAAAAATTACTGTCTAAGGACTCTCATGGTATCAACTAATAACATGAATTCCTGTACAGATGAACAGTTCATAGAACTGTGGGACAAGCATAGGTCTGTTACAAAAATAGCAAAGATTCTAGGCATCACTGAGAGAGCCGTTAACTACCGCAGACGCAACATGGAGAAATTCCATGAGGTCAAATTAGGCGCAAATGACTCTCGTAGTGCCAAATATGATGCTAGGAAACAATCGTTTTCCCCTTTAAAACAGATTGACCTTGGCATACTAGATGGGACTGTGATTGTGTTCTCAGATGCTCACTTCATACCTGGTCAACGAACTACTGCCTTTAAAGGGCTTCTATGGGCTATACAGCACTTCAAACCAAAGGCAGTGATATGTAACGGGGATGCGTTTGATGGGGCTTCTATATCAAGGCATGATGTAACTGACCAACCACAAACTTCTGTTATTCAAGAGCTAAAGGCTTGTCAGGGTGCGCTAGGTGAGATTGAGGAAACCGCTAAAGCAGCGAGACATAATGTAAAGCTACTGTTTACATGGGGCAATCACGATATTCGGTTTGGTAATCGGTTAGCGCAACACGCACCACAATTTAAAGATGTTGTTGGGTTTAAGCTGACAGACCACATTACCGATTGGGAGTTCTGTTGGGCAGTTTGGGCTACTGAGCAATGTATTATCAAGCACCGATATAAGGGCGGTGTTCATGCTACACACAACAATACTGTTAACGCTGGTGTTTCGGTAGTGACTGGGCATTTACATTCTTTAAAGGTCACTCCCTTTAGTGATTACAACGGGGTTCGATATGGTGTGGATACGGGGACATTAGCTGAACCAGACGGGCCACAATTTACCTATGCTGAACTGAATCCCTCTAACCACAGATCAGGCTTTGCAGTGTTAAACTTCTTTAATGGTCAGCTTTTATGGCCTGAACTCGTCCATAAATTTGATGAGGACATGGTTCAGTTTAGGGGTGAAGTTGTTGATGTGGGGTCGTTTTGAGTGCTTGGCTAATCATCCTCACAGGGGCAATCTATGCCTATATTGCTGGTGAACAGCTCTATAAAGAAAACCCCTACATGGCTATCGTGTACGCAGGGTACGCCTTTAGCAATGTGGGGCTTTATCTACTAGCAAAGTAGCTTACAGTTCCTCTTTTGAATCTAAGCCGAAATCTACCACTTCTTCGTCTTCATCTTCAAACTCAGAGGCTTCGTACTTAACTGCCCATCCATAAGCCTCTTGAAACTCAACAAACTCTTGGAATATTTTTATCATGTCAAAGTCATTGGTTTCAATAACCAACTTGTCGTTAAACATCCCGAATTCCATTTCAAATTTCATAATTTTCTCCTTAAACAACCGATTGTTGCTGTTAAATCGTAGAACAACTTTATGTCATAAACAAGACCTAGTTTCTGACATTATCTAACTCTCCTTAGTGGCTGAACAACCTTCTCAGGTGGTGGTGGCAGCATCTTCTCTGATGGTGGAGTCCATCCATGCTTTTTCCACAGGGTTTGAACATCCGATCCTGAAGACCATTTAAAGTCTTTTGTCGGGATGGATGGATAGCTGATCTTTGAATGAGGTGGTTTTTCTAGCATATGGCTCTCATAATTCGTTGATTTCTGCCAAACCGACCTCGTTTGACACCCGTAACTTCGATAAATCCCTTGTCTAACAAAGCACGATACCTTGCTGTTATTGAGGAATATGGGTAGTTTGGATACATGGCTAGTATCTCGTCTGAGATACACCCGTCTGGATGGCTCTTAATGGCCTCATAAACAAGACTTTCTAGCTTGGTGGTATCAACTACTTGAGCAGCTTGATGGCTCGTTGTGGGGTCTTCTCTTCTAACCAGTTTAAACGCTGGTGAGCCAAAGAATCTCTCTACTGCACCACCAAACCATGTTTTATCTAATGTCATCATTAACTCCTATTGGGTGAGGGGAAAACTGCTCGTCTGCAAGCTAGGAAAATCCTTTGCACAGCTCTCCCCTCGGGTTTATATTAACTCAAAATGGGTCTTTATCGAAATCGTCTAACCACTCTTTGTGTTCAGACATATCTGCTTTTTTAGGGGCTGGCTCTTTTGGTGATACTGCCAAACCCATGAACTTACCTGATTTGCCATCCTTAACCCAAGCTGACAACCAGTAGTCTTTCCCATCTACAGTTATGTTCCCCTTATAGTGAGGGTGTTTCTCTGACTCTTTTTTGTCGTTCTTGAATAAAACGCCACTGTTATCTTTCTTATCCATTACATTTCCTTTGCTTTCTTTAAAGCGGCTCTTACTTTACTGGGAAGAAGTGTCCACAATGCTATTTTCTGTTCAGCATCTAGGTTCTCTCCTTCCAGCTTATCCCAAGCTGCCTTGGGGTCACCTTGCTCACAAGTGGCAATCAAATCGACTGCCATCTCTTGCAAGTACTGTAATTCCTCTGGAGGAATATTATCTTGTGCGCCTTGAGTAGGGCTAATGATGACCTTATCTTCTTTTAATGGTGCAGAAGAGTCTAGGGCATCGTGTTCTACGATCTCCATTGCTGACACCCAGAGATAACGCCTGGTGTAAGTTTCTACTGCACCAAGGTTCTGGATTGGATGGCATCCCTTTAGATTGGCTTCAGCCATAGGGCTTGTCAGAACGATCTCTGAGCCGTCTTCTGTGTCTGTGATGGTCAGACTAGCCAACTCCTTGCCAAACGACACTACGCCACATAAACCGATATTATAAAAAATCTCGGTAATGGTTGGGATAAAGTCACCCAATTCAAAGTAAGAATATCCCGCAAACTTGTTGTGGCCTGACTTTTTTAGTGGTGCTTCTTGCAGACTTATTCTTGCTGCCATTAACTTTTTATGTACTGAACCCATATTAACTCCTTTGATTTTCATTTAACTCTTGTTGAATAATCTCTTTTTGTTGCTCAGGGTATAAATCCTTGAACTCAATAAAGTCTGCTTCTTGGCAACAGACTATTTTATCTCCCTTAATTGTCAAACAATAAGGGCAGTAGTGGATGTCTGAGAACTCTGACACATAGGTCTGGAATAGTGTTTTCATGTGAGACTCTCAAAGGCCATTTCCCACAGAACATCACCCGCCAGATCGGTGAGCTTATTCAACTCATCTTCTGTCAATGGTGTTCCATCCTCGTAACATCCATCTGAGAAGTAAGCATCACAGAAATCTGGATAATCTCCACTTACCACTCCATCTACTTCTAGGTCAATGACCTTTTTTCCATTAAGAATCGGCATCATTCACCCCTTGCTTTGAGCATGGCATCAGCTTGGGAATAAGCTGATTCAGCAATTTCATCAATGGTTAAAAAATCACAATCTTCATTGTGAAGAATTGCGTCCTGAATTCCCAATGAGTACATAGCCTTAGCCGCAAAGTAGTCACGCAAGGTCATTCCTGTACACGTTAAATCACCATGACTCCAAGGAAAAGCTGTTGGTACTTCTGTTTTCATATTTACTCCTGTAGGTTTATTAAAAGTGTCCGTTTTTGCAATTCGTCCCTAAACTTCATGTCGAAACATAAATATTTGGCTTAAGTTTCGATGGCATTGCAACTGTTTAGCTCGATGGACTTCGTGCCGTTTGAGTGCCAAACACCCTTAATGTGCCACAGGTTTTTAGCCTTTTACATAGGGGTTTTCCCTACTTACGCAAAGTTTTTTCTATGCTAATCTAAAAAGACTTGTCCTATTAACTAATAGCCCTTCCTACTCTTTTCTTCCTCTTATGAAAACTGAAATCCTTGAAAAAAGATGCGCTGAAGCCTTGTGTGGGTACGCCCAAACAATGGCAGATGCTTATACAACCGAGCCAGAGGATTCCATTGCGGCTGTAACAGCTTTGCTTGCCAGAACGCTAGAACTTCACCTAAACCGACCAATCAACCTGGAGAACCTTTACAAATGACACAAGAATCAGTAATCAGAGCATTACAAAATGGCCCACTTACTTCCTACCAAATAGAGGATTTAACAGGCATACCTAGACTATCCATTGCAGCTTGTTGCACAAAGATGCAATACAAGAAGAAGCTAAAAATCGGGAAAATTAAGATGGGTCGGTCTTGGGTTTCTCAGTACACGTTAGAGCCACACATGATTGAGGCTGAAAAGGTAGATGAGCCTCGTGATCTACTAACCCCGTTTGACATCAGGAACGCTAAAGGTATCTTTACTAAGGCTGAATATGCTTCTATGAACAACCAAGCTGTTCGTTTGTTTGGCAGAAAACCAACAAATGAAATTACAAATAATCAATTTATTTGAAAAAACTTCTTGACACATGAAAGAACTGTGTATAATCCAAATCGTCTGAGTGGCATCAGACGAGTGACGCTAATTAGTTAAACCCTTCAGATATCTGTGGTGGTCTTGTCAGACGGCAAGTGAACTTTTGATTAGCGTCATTCGTTTGCTGTTGCTCTCGCCAAGAGCCAAGACCACCAGAGTTATTTGAGGGGTTTTTGCTTTTGGGGACTGTAAGGATTGCAGACCAAAGTTAGCTGCAAGTAAAGTAGGACTCAGAACCTAGCCATTAGAGACTGGACACAGGTAGACCGCTCGTAAGGCCGCCGTAACTGTGTTGAGAGGCAACGGGGGAACTATCCCAAGCCAAGCCCACATGAGTGACCCTTAATTGGGATGCAGGAACGGGCAGATAGGACGCTCTGAGGCGTGTAATCCTGCAAGCTATGCAATCAGTAAGGCATAGCCCAATGTTCGTCCCAGACTTGTCTGAAACTAGCATAGGTACTCACTAATCTTGTTTACTCAGGATTAGGTGAGTATTTGCCAATTAGAACCCGACTGAACTGAACTAGCATATATGGGAGTAAGGGTAAAACCTAGTACATAGGGAACTTAAATGAGTTTAAGGTACAGGTTTTAAACAAAGGGCGTATATGGAAAACTTTGAGAGATTCTGGTCAACATGGCCTAAGTCAATAAGAAAAGGCGGTAAGGCTACTTGCCTTGTTAAGTGGAAGAAGTTTTACTGTGAGACTTGTGCAGACCAAATCATCAAGCACATAGAGTGGATGAAAACAACCGATGCTTGGAGAAAAGACGATGGTGCTTTTATTCCCGCACCTTTGGTCTATCTGAACCAACAACGATGGGATGGGGCTGAGATTCCTGAATCATTCGGGATCAAAGTGCAAATTGACCCTGCCCTTGCCAAGATTGATGCTGACAACAAAAAAGCCGTACCCATGCCTGAACACATTAGGCAAGCAATGGCTCAATTAAGGAATAAATGATGAACAAGATTGAATTTGGTGATTGCCGAGAAACAATGCGTAAATGGGCATCACAAGGCGTTAAGGCTCAAACTTGCATAACAAGCCCACCATATTACGGGTTGCGAGACTATGGGACTGCTAAGTGGGAAGGTGGGGATGTTAATTGCGACCATGTTGAAAGCGAAAATAAACATGGAGGACAACGAGCCGACAGAAACCAAGAAGGATACAAAAAACAATACAAAGATTTATGCAAAAAATGTGGTTCTGTCCGAGAGGATAAGCAAATTGGACTTGAGGAAACCCCAGAGGAATACATTAAAGCAATGGTTGAGGTATTCCGATGTGTGTGGGATGTGCTGGAAGACGATGGAACTTTGTGGGTAAACATTGGTGACAGCTATTGCAATACAAATGGCTTTGCTAGAGCCAGCCCAGAATATCAACGTGAAGGCAGAAACAATATGCCAGCCAATGATAGAAAATTAGACAAGTTACACGATACGGGTTTGAAAACAAAAGACCTGATTGGTATACCTTGGATGCTTGCTTTTGCTTTGAGGGCAGATGGTTGGTATTTGCGTCAAGACATCATTTGGAGTAAACCAAACCCAATGCCAGAGTCGGTGCAAGACAGATGCACTAAATCGCATGAGTACATCTTTTTGTTGAGCAAATCTTCAAAATATTACTACGATAGCGAGTCAATAAAAGAAAAGTCTATTCATGCTGGAGAGCAAAGAAGCTTCAACTCTCCCAAAAAAGCAATGAGAAATGTAGATGGAAAAGTATCAACTGGAAATGAACACCCAGATGCTTTGCCAACAGAAGTATCTGAACTGAAAAACAAAAGAAGTGTTTGGACAGTTAACCCAAAACCTTACTCTGGGTCACATTTTGCCGTTTTCCCAACAGAATTGATTGAACCCTGCATCCTTGCTGGCGCACCACTTGGAGGGATTGTTTTAGACCCATTTATGGGGTCAGGAACTACTGCACAAGTAGCCCAAGACCTTGGTAGGCAATACATTGGGTGCGAGTTAAACCCTGAATATGGGAAACTTCAAAAGAAACGTACAGCTCAAACCTCGTTGGATTTTGCATGAACTACTTTGAAGCCATGAGACTGCTAGACAGAGTTAAGGAAGGCGTACCATATTCGGTACGTCTTATCAATCAAGCATTGGAGCTTACTGGTGACTTGGAGCAGACGTAATATCCAAGGCCCAAGTGATAGGGTAATCCTTGAGCAAGCCGAAGCAAGGGAACTCTACCGCAACTGGGAGTGGGGAAAGAATCGTGACCTTATTAGGGCGAGACTTGAGCGAGCCGAGCGAATTTATGGAACTGGTGCAAGAGATCGTATAAGGGCTTTTATGCAACAAATGCAAAATGGGACATTATTATGAGGAGAGCCGCCCGTGTTGACGCAAATCAAATTCAAATAGTTAGTGCTTTGCGATCTGCGGGTGCTTACGTTTGGATTATTGGTCTGCCAGTTGATTTATTGGTAGGGTATAAAAACCACACCTTTTTGGTAGAGATCAAAACAAACTCTAAAAAGAAGTTTACCAAGTTACAAACAGACTTCTTTGAGAACTGGTCGGGAAGCACTTTGTGCAGAATTGACAACCCTGAAGCCGCATTAAGAATGATTCAAACATTAGGGTAAGTCCCTATTCCAAACCATCAAAAAGTCTATAAATTAAAGGTTTTAACAAGGGTGAATATTATGAATACATGGGAATTTGACACAACAATTGGTCAGGGTAGCGAAGTGGTGACAGTAGTCTATGAATACGAAATGGACGAGGACAAATCCACCTATAACGAGTCTGTAAAAGAAGTATGGTTCTCTGGGCGTGATATTGTGGGATGTATGTCTGAAGAGGCTTGTGCTGAATTGGAAATGGAAGCAGCAATGCGGTTTCAGCACCACAAACTCAACTACAAAATGGAGGATGTATGACCAAAGACGACATTGTTAAATTGGCAATAGAACACACTGTAAGCGGTCTGAAGTTTGATGAAGACGGGCTTGTGCGCTTTGCCAAACTGGTAGCGGAGCATGAACGCAATGAAATAATTGAAATTTTGGATGCTTCAACTGGCTATGTTCACATGGATGCGATCAGGGAAAGAACATGAACGAGCCTACACTTGCGATAGAGTTCATCATAAAAACAGCCCCGCTTTACGCCAAGGCTAAGTCTGATCGTATGTACTTAGAAGAATTTAGGCGATCAAAACACGCACAACTCAAAAGCCTTGCAGGGACTGAAGTGCTTGGAAAGCAGGACACATTTGCTTATGCTCATCCTGAATATGTAGAAATACTCGAGGGAATCAGGGCAGCCGTTGAAATAGAAGAACGCTATCGTTGGCTAATGACAGCCGCCCAAGCAAAGGTTGAGTGCTGGAGAACCGCCCAATACTCAGCCCGTATAGAACAAAAAGCAACCCAATGAACAACAAACTAAGCGCAAGGGAAAGGCTACACCTAGCAAGGGTTAAAAACCTACCTTGTAGCGTTTGCCAAGCATCAGGGCCAAGCGAGGCGCATCATTACAAACAAGGGCTGCAATATACCTGCATCGCTTTGTGTGTAGATTGCCATCGCAATCCAGTAATGGGATGGCATGGGCAAAAACGTGCATGGGCTATCAATAAAATGGAAGAAATAGACGCACTGAATGAAACCATCCGAAGATTGTGCGAGGAAATGCCCACCAAAGGGTCTAAAAGCCCTTTCTAGGCGTTTTTAAGCATGGGTGAATAGTTGGGTAGCATAGACGTAAAAAAACCCTCCTAAGAGGGTCTGAGGGTTTAGCGTTTCCCGCTAATAATTCGTAAGAGTAAGGCCAAGCAAGCGTAGATCAACTTGATTGCAAAACTGGCTCATATTTCCAGTCTGTCCCATCGTGTTCGTCTAAAAAAACCCACTCAATCAATTCTTCACTTTCATAATTGGGGTTTTCGTTCATTATCTTGTTTTTGGCTTCTTCTAATGTTTCAGCTTCAACAAAGTATTCATAAGACACGTTTCTAAATAGTTGAAAAGTTTTCATGCTGCCACCTTTAGATTTTCTTCAATAAC